GGTGGTGATGGTAAGGCTCTCCTTACTACTGACCATCCGTTGACCTATGGTGGAACTTTAGCAAATGAACCCAGCACTGCGGCTGATTTAAACGAAACTTCTTTGGAAAATGCGGTTATTAACGTAGCTGCTTTCGTTGATGAGCGCGGACTAACGCTTGCGTTGCAACCAACCAAGCTAATTGTCCCGCCAGCACTTCAGTTCACTGCTGATCGTCTGTTGGAAACACCAGGTCGAGTAGCGACTGCTGATAATGACATAAATGCAATCCGTAACTTAGGAATGATTCCACAGGGATATACTGTAAATCACTTCTTAACTGATACAGATGCATGGTTTGTCAAAACCGATGCTCCTAATTCGTTAAAGCATTTCGACAGGTCTTCATTGAAAACTTCAATGGAAGGCTCATTCGACACTGGAAATGTTCGTTATAAAGCAAGGGAAAGATACAGCTTTGGCTGGTCTGATCCTCGCGGAATATACGGATCTCCAGGGGCTTAGTTTAGAAAATGGAACGCTGACGACGACGTTTCTTACTCAATCGACGTAGAGAAGAGGGCTGAAAAGCCCTCTTTTTTTATCTGAATCTAGGTCCAAGCAACCAAGCGACAAGAACATGCCTATCGCCTTTGGTTATTTTATTAACTTTGTGCGGAATAAAAGAGCTAAAAGCAACAACATCTCCCGCGCTTGGTTTGGTGTTTTTTTCTTCATCTCCTATTCTAAAAACGAGCTCACCGCCTTCATAGTCTTCATTAAGTAGGACAGAAATGCCTATTTTTCTTTTTCCAGTTGTTTCTGTTGATCCTAAGTCTATATGCCAGTCATACCCATTTGATGGAGCTGTATAGTGCATAATTTGTATTTTTTCTACTCCTTCTAGCTTGTATTTAAAATACTGATTGATTTGGATGGCAATTGTTTTTAATAATTCATAGGCTTTTTTTTCATCATCTTCAATAAAATAGATATTTACATCCCTGTAATCAGAGTCTTTTTCTTCTTTTCCAGCTTTGGCTACCTTTCCTTTGATTGGGGAAATTTTATTTTCTAAAGATAAAAAATAATCAACATGTTCTTTTGATATGGAGATTCCACCACAAATTCCATGTTTTGGCAGAGATTTGTTCAATTTTTTGTTTTGTTCTTGAATGATTGCATTGTTTAGACTATCATTTTTAACAATGGCACACAAAATTTGTGTTCAGAACTAGGGTAAATTTATCTATCGACTGACCTAGCAGACAAGCCAAGACGATAGAGTTTTTTTTCGGGAGAAAAATTATGGCAAACACAACCTTTAATGGTCCAGTTAGATCAGAGGGCGGCTTTGAACAAATCAGCAAAAACTCTACTACAGGGGCTATAACAACCAATTTAGACGTTGACAGTAGCGGTAATGTTACAACAACTGGGTATGTTTCTTCTTACGCCAATGTCAGTAGCATTACAGATGCTACCAAATCAGTGGAATCAACCGATTCAGGCACAGTTTATACTCTGAACAGAGCAGCAGGTATAGTGGTAACACTGCCGACTGCGGTAGCAGGGCTAAACTACACCTTTATCGTTGGCACTACCTTTACAGGCGCAGGACAGATCAATACAGACAATACCAGTGATTTATTCTCTGGTTTTGCTACGATCTTTGATCCAGCAACTGCAACCGATAACAACACTTTCATTCCTGATGCCAGTGATGACGACACCATTGACTTAGGGTCGGCAGCACAAGGCTGGTTGGTAGGCGGAGTAATTCGTCTGGTAGCAACAACAGCAGCAGTATGGCATTGCGAAGCATTTTTGCATGGTGATGGCACTCTAGCTACTCCATTTGAATAAGGAGTAAACCATGGGCGGATCAAACGTACAGGCATCTGTTCCTTTAACAAGCACTGGACAATTACAGGGTTATGTTGGATCAGGCGCGGGTTCGGCAACGGATCTTGGGTCTATCAGAATACAATCTATCCAAGCTCAAACAAGTGCAGCAGATGCAACGATCATCATATACGATGGCACAAGCGCGAGCAGCACTAAAATAATAGCTCAATTTAAGTTTGGAACAGCAGCGAATGAGTCTTTTGACCATTATATACCCAGTAATGGGTGTTTTTTTGGAACAGGAGCTTATGTTGCATTAGCAAATTGTGATTTTTTTGTTGCTTATTATCAGTAAAGATCAGGAGTAAATAATGCCTGGATTAACAAATAGAAGACGAGCAATACAAGAAGGATCTGATTGGACTAAGGGATATTCTGAAGGCGGTTCTGTAAAGAAGTATGCAAAAGGAGGCGCTGTTGGAGCTGGAGCTGTTTCTAAAAAAGAAATGGAGCTTTTTAAAAACGCAATGGGCGTGGGCTCTGGAGTTTCAGATGTTGCAATAAGAAAGGCAATTCTGAAAAAAATTGGAAAAACCAAAGGATCTGTTTCTGAAAAAGAAATAGCCCTTCTTGAGCAAGCAGCTCCAAAATTAGCGAAGAAAGCTAAAAAACGAAGCGCGAAAAAATAAATGGCTACATCTGGAAGCAAGGATTTTAGTCCCGATGTTGCTGAGTTTATAGAAGAAGCATTTGAACGCTGTGGCAAGGAACTTCGCACCGCTTATGATGCAATAACAGCGCGTCGTTCATTGAATCTTCTGTTGGCTGATTGGGCTAATAGAGGATTAAACCAATGGACTGTTTCCCAAGCTAGTGTTTCCTTGACTGAAGGCACAACCAATTATTCGTTGGATTCTGACAATCCCACTGCTGTTATTGATGTTCTGGATGCCTTTATTCGTCGATCTGTAAACAGCACAGACACAGACTTCCAAATTTCAAAGATAAGCAGAAGCCAATATGCCGACATCCCTGTAAAAACAACGAAAGGCAGACCATCCCAGTATTTTGTTGACAAACAGATCACCCCAAAGATTTATCTTTATCCAGCTCCAGAAAACAGCACAGACAAGCTCTATGTCAATCGCTTGATAAGAATGGATGATGCAGATGCGTCTGTGAATACCGTGGATATGCCATTTCGCCTTTATCCAGCTCTAACAGCAGGATTATCTTATTATTTGGCAATGAAAATAGCTCCAGAACGTATTGCTTTACTCAAACCAGTGTATGATGAGGAATTTCAAAGAGCCCTAGACCAAGATGAAAGTCGTGCCAGCTTTAGGGTTTCCCCAAGTTTATCCAATTACAACAGACCCTAAATGGCTTATGCAAGCGGAAAATATGCTTATGGCATGTGTGATCGTTGTGGTTTTCGATACTATTTAAGCGAACTAAGGAAAGAATGGAATGGTCTAAAGACCTGTCCTGAGTGTTTTGAGACAAAACAGCCACAATTAGAGCCAAACCCACATGTTGCGGATCCAGAAGCATTGTATCAACCAAGACCAGATTTGGATATTGAAGCTGGTCAAGGTAGAGTTTATACTGTAAACAACAGTGATGTAGATCCAAATCAAGATGTAATTGGAAGTGCTTTTGATGGATTGGAAGGAACAGGAGAAACAGGAGATTTGACAATATCAACATGAGTTTTACTTACGCAACATTAAAAACAGCCATCCAAGATTACATGGAAAATGATGAAACGACATTTACCAATAATTTGGATGTTTTTATAAAGGATATTGAAGAAGACATCCTGAAAAATGTTGAGCTTTTGTCTTATCGAAAGAATGTAACTGGAACAGCAGCATCAGGAACTCCATATCTTGGAATGCCATCTGACTATCTTTCCGCTTTCAGCCTGGCGGTCATTAGCTCCAGTATTTATTACTATTTGCTTTTAAAACATCCTTCTTTTATGCGGGATTACACACCAAACGCTTCTACCACTGGTCGTCCAAAATATTATGCTCAATTTGACAATGACACGTTTATTATTGCTCCAACCCCAGATGAAAATTATACATTTGAGCTCCATTATTTTTATCGACCAGCTTCATTAACTGCTGGAGCTTCCGATGGCACTACTTATTTATCAACAAATGCTCCTAATACTTTATTGTCTGGATGTCTGTTGCAGGCAGCCTTGTTTATGAAGGTGGATCCTGCTGAAATAGCTGTTTATCAACAAAATTATGACAGGGAACTTGGACAGCTTAAAAATTGGGCTGAAGGCAGACAAACACAGGAAGAGTTCCGTTACGATAGAATTAGGCAACAAAGTCCTTAAAATCAAAAAATGCTTAATGGAAACAGTCCATCCAACAAGGATAAAACACTAAAAGGTAAAAAAGTTGCCATTGTTGCCATGGGCAAAAGTCAACTCGACTATCACCTGTCCATTAGCCATAGTAAAGAATACGACGAAGTTTGGGCGATTAATTCCATGTGTGCGGTTATCAAATCAGATCGAGTGTTTTTAATGGATCCTGTGTCCCGATTTTTTGAAACCAATGATGCTGGACCACAGACAAAAGTTTTGTGCAAAACATTGCCGAAATTAAAATGCCCTGTTTATTCTTGTGAATTGGACAAAAGAGTTCCAAGCCTTAAACTATACCCACTTGAAAAAGTAATAAAGGCAACTAATTGTGGTTATTTCAATAACACGATTGCCTATGCTATTGCCTTTGCTTTATACAAGGAAGTAGCACAAATCAGTCTTTATGGTGCAGACTTTAGTTATACAACCAATGTTCATTTTGGCGAGCTTGGAAGAGCTTGTTGTGAATTTTGGTTGGCTAAATGTATGACACAAGGAATTGATGTTTCCGTAGCAGCAACTTCGCCCATGTTGGACACAAATATTCCAGAGAAAGAAAAATTATATGGATACCACAGACTTGATAATCCACCTGTGGTATATTTAAAAGATGGTGAGCTTAAGGTAACTGAATTTGACAAGATACAGCCTGATGAAAAAGTGCCTTTTGGTGTTTCAGGAAGAAAAGACATTTCAGCCAGCTTAAGTCCACCAGAACCAGAGAAATACTGATGGAAACAGATCCTTTTGACATGTCCCTCGGTGATCTGGGAGTGAAAACAACACATGGCAGAGGTCATACATTTGCAGAAGTTGCAGAAATGGCTACTGATAAATTGATTTCGGTGAGTGACACAGCACCAGAACCAATTAGAGCGCAAGCCCATGCCTTTAAAAACAGATGTCGCTATATAATTGCATATTATATGAAAGAGGCTATTAATAACCATATTTGTACGATATGCAATCAATTGGAAGCGCAAGGTCATAAAGATCTGGCGAATATAATCAGGAGGCTATAATGGCTATAACTCAAGCAATGTGTACTTCTTTCAAAAGTGAGCTTATGCAAGCGGTACATAATTTTAAAGCTACTGGAGGAAACTCTTTCAAGCTCGCTTTATATACTAGCTCTGCGACTATGAGTGCTACTACTACTGCTTATAGTACAAACCAAGAAGCATCAGGAACGAACTATACTGCGGGGGGATCGGCTTTAACAAACATTGCCCCGACAACATCAGGAACCACAGCGTTTACCGATTTTTCTGATTTGACTTTTGGAACAGCTACCATCACTGCAAGAGGTTGTATGATCTATAATGATACAGCTACTGGTGATCCAGCAGTTGCAGTCTTTGATTTTGGTGGAGACAAAACCAGTACCGCAGGCAGTTTTACCATAACTTTCCCAACCGCAGACGCAAGTAACGCTGTTATTAGAATAGCGTAATTTAGCCCATGGCTAATATCACTGGCTGGGGTCGGAGTACATGGGGTTCTGGCACTTGGGGTGAACCAGTCGCTGTTGAACTTACTGGTTTAGCAGGGACAACCGCACTAGGTACAGAAACTGTTAGTGCTGCGGCAAATGTTGCAGTAACAGGACTTGCTGGTACAGGTGCTGTTGGTACAGTTGTTGCAACGGGTCAAGCCAATGTAACCGAAACAGGAGTCGCAGGAACCAGCGCATTAGCCAGTGTTACCCCTTCAGGCGCAGCCAATGTAACAGAAACAGGACTAGCGGGCACAGGTGCGGTAGGCACTGTACTCGCAGCGGGCTTTGCAATCACAGGAGTCAGTGGAACAGCTTCCACAGTTTCTCAAGGCGATGAAACAGTTACAGGCGCTGCTAATGTTTATCCAACAGGACTTGCGGGAACCAGTGCTTTAGGTAGTGTTGGCATTATTGGCAACAACATTATTGGTATTACCAGTGATGCGTTGACCTCTGGACTTGGTTCGCTGACCATTACTACGCATGTTGATATTGCATTAACTGGATTGGCTGGAACAGGCGGAATAAGCCAAATACTTGTTTGGGGAATTATTGACACTGATCAAGACCCAGAATGGGCAGCCGTTAGTGACACACAGGATCCAGAGTGGACAGACGTAGCAGCGTAGAGTTAGAATAAAAGATGAGTTATACTCATATAAATCGACGGAGGAAATAAGCATGGCGACTTATGTTAATGATTTAAGACTCAAGGAAATTGCTACAGGTGACGAATCAGGAACCTGGGGCACATCAACCAATACGAACCTATCGCTCATCGGGGAAGCAGTGAGTTATGCAACTCAAGAGTCTTTTTCCAGTGATGCAGACGTAACAACCACTGTAGCTGATGGCGCAGCAGACCCTGCTCGCGCTTTCTATTTCAAAGTAACATCAAGCGGTTCTTTATCCGCAACCAGAGTGCTCACTATTGCACCAAACACAATGAGTCGTGTTCAGATTATTGAAAACGCAACCAGTGGCTCACAAATCATAACCATCAAACAAGGAACTGGGGCTACTGTAAATATCCCCAATGGCGAAACCAGAATGGTTTATATGGATGGTGCTGGCAGTGGCGCAGCAGTAGTCGATGCACTGGCAGACATAAATATTGGCGGTAAACTTACAGTCGGTGTCGATGACACAGGATACGATGTAAAATTCTTCGGAGCTACTTCTGGGGCTTATATGCTCTGGGATGAATCCGCTGATGATCTGGTTTTAGCAGGTGCGGCAGGCTTAGATATTGCAGGAGATATAGATGTTGATGGCACAGCTAATTTAGACGTAGTAGATATTGATGGCGCAACTCAAGCAGATGGAACTATCACAGTTGGTGTCGATGACACAGGTTACGATGTTAAGTTTTTCGGAGCAACTTCAGGTGCTTACATGCTTTGGGACGAATCGGCTGATGACTTAAAATTAGTAGGAGCTGCGGGATTAACTGTTGCTGGTGATGCAGATATTGATGGAAC